AATTTAACGAGCAGAACAGGAACGGACGGAGTAACGGCGTTAGCGGGGCCACTAACGGGCAATCAACAGCAGCCGAAGGAGGCAGAAACAAATGAAAGACTATTTTATCCTGAAAGGGGGCGATGTGGAGGTATCGGGAGCCCCGGAGATCATCTCCGTCCTCCCCCTCGGTCACGTCGTCAGCTCGAAGGGCGAGTTCGACGTCGACAAGGAGAGCTTCGAGGCGATGAAAGAGCAGATCGCGCAGAGGGGCGTCGACCTGGTGATCGACTATGAACACCAAACCCTCAAGGGAGTCCAGGCTCCCGCCGCCGGATGGGTGAAGGAGCTGATTCTCAAAGACGGCAGCATAGCGGCCCGCGTCGAATGGACGCCCGCAGCGGCAAAGTATCTTGAGAATAAAGAGTACCGCTACCTCTCTCCAGTCATCACCGTCCGCAAGTCGGACGGCAAGGCGACGGGCCTCCACTCGCTGGCCCTTACGAACACCCCCGCAATCGAAGGCATGACCCCGATCGTCAATTCATCCACATTTGAAGGAGGACAAGAAAACATGAACGAATTTCTCACGAAGGTCGCCCAGCTCCTCGGGCTCGGGGAAGACGCGACGGAAGAACAGGTTCTCGCGGCGCTCGGCAAAACGATCGAGGACGCGAAGGCCCTCAAGGAAGCCGCCGCAAAAGGAGACGGCAGCAGAGAACCGGTCAGCGACGACAAGATTGTCGCAAATAAAGCCGTCTGCGAGCTGCTCGATCTCAAGGCGGGGGCTCCCGCAGACGACGTCGTCGCCAAAATCATGGAACTCAAGGGCGGCAAGATCGACGGCGTCAACGTCCTCGAGGAGCTCAAAGCCCTCAAACAGCAGAACGCCGAGCGCGATGCGAAGGACGCCGTTACGCTGGCGCTCAAGTCCGGGAAGATCGCGCCCGCACAAAAAGAGTGGGCCGAGAGCTATGCCCTGTCAGACCCGAAGGGTTTCACCTCTTTCATTGAAAAAGCCCCCCAGGTCGTCCCCATGGGCGAAATCAAGTTCGACGACGCGAAGGCCCTCAAGAACGACAAACCCGATGAGGCGACGCTGCTCGTGTGCAAGCAGCTCGGAGTTTCCGAAGAAGACCTCAAGAAGTACGGAAAGGAGAACTAAACCATGGCAACACTCACATCCGAAAGAGATACCCCTGAAATCGCGGGCGGCGCGAGGTCTCTCGTCCTTCCCGTGAAAGGAGCGACCACCATCTACCAGGGTTCGATCGTCGCCCTGGATGCGGACGGCTTCGCGGTTCCCGGAACAAAGGCGGCGGGCCTTACCGCAGCGGGCCGGGCCGAGGAGACCGTCGCGAACAACGGCGCGGACGGCGAACTCGTCGTCAGAGTCTCCCGGGGCGTGTTCGTGTTCGACAACACCGCAACCCAGGCAAACAAAGTCACCGCCGCGCATGTGCTCAGGCCCTGCTACATCGAAGACGACCAGACAGTCACGGCCCTCGCGACCGACACATCCGTCGCCGGACTCGTCATCCGCGTCGACGACGCTGGCGTCGCCGTCGAAATCGGTTACGGGCTCACCGCACCGGCAACGCCGCAAGCGTAACCCAAACGCAAAGGAGGATAAACAATTATGATTATCAACCCGCAAACTTTGAGGGGCATCTACATCGGCTTCAACACCCTTTTCAACAAAGCATTTGAAGCGCAGAAACCGATCTACGAACAGATCGCGACCGTCACCCCTTCGACGACCGACTCCGAAACCTACGCATGGCTCGGCGATATTCCGGGTATGCGCGAATGGATTGGAGATCGTGAAGTCCAGAACCTCAGCAGCTCGGACTACACCATCAAGAACAAGGACTTCGAGCTCACCGTGGGCGTCCCGCGCAACGCGGTCGAGGACGACAAGATCGGCCTCTACAACCCCTCCGTCCAGATGCTCGGGCAGTCCGCAGCGATGCATCCCGACGAGCTCGTCTTCACCCTGCTCGGCAAGGGATTCACTGAAAAATGCTATGACGGCGAGACCTTTTTCTCTACCGAGCATAAGGTCGGGAAAAAGAAGGTATCCAACCGGGGCACCGCAAAGCTCACCCTCGCAGCCTACATCGCGGCGCGCGCCGCGATGATGTCGCTCACCAACGCCAAAGGAATGGCCCTCGGCCTTGTCCCTGACGTGCTGGTCGTGCCTCCCGCGCTGGAAGCAGCAGCTCGCGACATCTTAGTCGCGGACTACATCAACGGCACAAAGAACACCATGCAGGGCACCGCGAAGCCCCTCGTCGCTCCACTGCTCGCCGGACATGATTCCTCGTGGTTCCTGCTTTGCACCTCCCGCCCCATTAAACCGCTCATCTATCAGCAGAGGCAGAAAGCAAAATTTGTCTCTCTCACGGCAGAAACCGACCCCAACGTCTTTATGAAGAAGCAGTACGTCTACGGCGTCGATTCTCGCGGGAACACGGGCTACGGCTTCTGGCAGATGGCATACGGCAGCGACGGCAGCGCGGAGGAATAAGGGCGCAGCACTAAGCGAAAGAAGGCTGAGGCATGAGCTACAGTACAAGAGAAGAAGTCCGGGAAATGCTCAAGGATGACGCCCTTAACACGATCATCGGGGACTCCTACATTGACAACCCGGAGGAACGCGAGGCGAAGATCGGCCCCGTTATTGACGGCGCGATCGCAGACGCGGACGGCGAGATCGACGGATACCTCGCCAAGAGGTACGCCGTGCCGATCTCGCCGGCTCCGAAGATCATCAACAAATGCTCAAAAGACATTGCGGTCTACAACCTTTTCTCCCGTATCGGCATCGACGAGTCCGGAGAGGAAAAGAACTACCTCAACCGCTACAACGCGGCGATCAAGTTTCTTGTGCTTGTTGCCGAGGGGAAGGTCTCGATCGGGGCCGAGGCCGACGACCCTAAAGCAGCGGCGGCAACCGGATTTTCAGTGAAGTCGAGCCCCAGGCTTTTCAGCCGGGAATCTCTCAAAGGGATGTAGGTCATGGCGGACTACAGCATCCGGTTGGAAGGGGACACCCGGCGTCTCCTGAAAAAGGTCAGGAGCTTTGCGGAGGTCGACAAAAAGAAAATCAACACAGTTCTCGGAAGCGTTACCCGCGAATCGACTCTCGAACGATTCAAACGAGGGAAAGACCCGGAGGGGAAGAAATGGAAGACCTCCATCCGGGCGGCAGCGGAGGGCGGCAGGACTCTCATTAAGACCGCACAGCTCCGAAACTCAATTCGCACAAAGTCGGACGCCTCTGGGTTCGCAGTCGGAACCAACGTCAAGTATGCGGCAACGCATCAGTTCGGCGACCCAGGCCGCACTATCCAGGCGAAAAAAGCAAAGTCGCTCCGATTCCAGGCAAGGGATGGGAGATGGGTCAGCAAGAAAAAGGTCACGGTCACGATTCCCGCCCGCCCCTACCTCGGCCTCTCAGACGACGACATGCGGGAAATCAAAGCGACAGTCGAAGACTTTATGGGAGGAGAGGACTAAAGGATGTACGTCGAAAGCAAGCAATATCTCATTGGGAAGCTCAAGGAGGCAGGCCTCAAGTCCAATCCTTACACAACCGAAAAAGCCCTCGAAAGGAGCATGGAAAGTCATCTCGGCGCGGTTTTATTCGAGAGCGAAACCTTCTCTCGAAACGGCTCCAAAAAACATTATAGAGACCAAGAGGGAGCGCAGAAAAAGAGGCGGAAGATTTTCGACCGGACGACCGCGTTCACGGTTATTCTCGGAGACTACACAGACGAGGCGGTCGAAGAGATGCTCGAAAAGTTCCTCGCAAGTCTCGACAAGGGTATCTACGTCAACGGAGATTACGTTCCGATTGAGGTCGAGGGTGCGGATTGGGTCGACAAGGACGACTCCATTCTGAAAGCAAAAGTCGCCGTTCAGGTCAAAGTCAATTTCCTCGGCGGCGTTTATAAAGACACGGGCTTCGCGCGGGTTACAGAACTCGAGGTTGAGTCCGTTGAAAGGAAGGGGCCTACAGATGGCAGCTAAAAATCAATCGCAGGCATCAGCCCAGGAGCTCCTCGAGATCGGCGAGCTCCGCAAGCAGCACAATATCAACCGGGCCACATTCGCGGGGGTCTGCTCCGCGAATGGATGGAAGCCCGGGAAGCAAGTTACCAGGGGAGAATTTACGGCAGCAGTAAAAAAATTCGCCGAGGCACCGATCGACGGCAGACCCCGGGTGAAAAAGGAGGCAGATAAGTAATGCTCAGAGATGTTACAACAAAGGTTTCGGACGGCCTCCTCGGATTTTCCGCCGCAAAAGGCGACGGCCTCCATGTGAAGATCGGCGTCTCCCCGGTCGTATCCGACGCGCCGATCGTCGTGACGGGCGAGATGACGGCGGAAAAAATCAAAGAGCGCCTCGGCCTCTCTCCCCTCGCCGACGCGATGATGGACTCCGTTGAATGGGGTGCGAACCGAACGTACTGCATCCCGGTGTCGGCTACCACGGCGGGCACAATCGGAGAAATCGCAAAGGCGGGCGACGGAGGCGGGAACGTGACGATCGACGGGAGCCCGACGAACGCCTTCCAGATCATCGTCAAGATCACAGCGCAGGGAGCTCTCAATACGGCCTCCTTCGTCGCTTCGATCGACGGGGGGTATAGTTTCACCGACGAGCTCACGGTGCCCGTATCGGGCGAATATGAGATCGCAGGGACGGGCCTCAAGCTCAAGTTTACCGACGCCCCGGAGCCCGAACAGATTCCGAGCTCGTTCCTGGTGGGAGACGTTTACACGGCAAAAACCACCGCTCCGACCATGACACACGACGACGTCATCGCAGCGATTGACAAACTCAAGACCTTCTCGGGAGAATACGAGTTCGTCCATATCGTCGGAGAAAGCACCCTCCCGCTCTGGCAAGCCGTGAGCGAAGCTCAGAGGGAGCTCCAAGACGATTACAAAAAGCCTATGTTCTTTCTCCTTGAAGCGTACAGTCCCGACGAGGAAGAGGACATAACCGACTACGCTCTTCGCCTGGAATCCGATCGAAAGCAGATTAAGAACTACAACATCCAAGTCGTTCCCGCCCGGGGCCTCCTGATGAAGATGGACGGAACGACCCGGGACGTCAACCTCGCGGGCCTCGTCTGCGGCCTGTACGCGAAGGCGTCGGTGCAGACCAGCATCGGAAAAACGCGCGAGGAAGCGGGCTTCGGCGTCTCGAAGGCGAAGCTCCTCGAACTCCGCCCGAAGGGCATTGAAAAGGTTACGGAGCTTCTCGACCTCGCGGGATACCTTACCTTCCGTGAGTACGACGGGCTCGACAACCTCTATGTCTACCACACGAACATGATGTCGCCGGACGGCAGCGACTATCGCTATGCCGAGGACGTGCGCGTCCTGAACAAGATTATCCGGGAGACCCGCAAAGAGGGCATCCGAATATTGCAGGACGACATCGATCTCGAGGATGTTCAAGGAGAACTCGAGACCCGCGCGAAGTTTATCTTCCCGCCTTTGCAGGACATGATCGACGCGAAGGAGATCAGCTCGGCGCAGATCACCGTGCCGGACGGGCAGGAGCAGACCATCATCGAGGACGAGAAAATGCGCGTGAAAGTCCGCTACGTTTCTCGCGGCTACATCCGCGAGATCGAGATTGATCTCGGTCGGGCAAAGCCGAGCAACTGAGGAAGGAGGTATAGACCATGCTGAAAGTAAACGGAAAAGCCTACGACTGGGGCGACGTTGACATTAAAGTCCCCGGCCTTTCGGTTGTCGTAAAAGAGATCAGCTATGACGACGAGCAGGACATGGAGGAAGTTTACGGCAGAGGCAATAAGCCCCGGGGCTATGGCACCGGGAACTATAAGGCGTCGGGCAAGCTCACGATGCTTCGCGACGATTACAACGATTTTCTCGCGTGGTGCAAAGCAAAAGGCGTCCCGTTCTATAAGCTGGACATTCCTTCAATCGTTGTCTCCTACGCAAGCGAAGGAGACCGTACACGCATCGACGAACTCCGTAAAGTAAAGTTCGTGAAGCGCAGCAACAAAGCGTCCCAAGGCGACAAGAGCCTCACCGTCGACCTCGACATGATGATCGTCGGCGGCATCGTGCAGGACGGCGTCGAACCTGTCTAATCGTTACTCGCAACCGTTATCTCAAGATAATTGATAGGAGGATTCAACTCATGGAAGACACAAAAAAGATCCAAACAGCTCAGGCCAAGGACACAGCAGCCGAGACGCAGTCCGACAAAGAAACAACCCTTAAGAGCAAATACGGCAACGTCTACCGCGTCGGCATGATTGTCCCGATCGACGACGAGAAGGAGCAGGAATACGCCTACTATTTCAAGCGCCCGTCCGTGCCGAGCTATGACCGCTACCTCAAGACCGCCGCGCAAATCGGGATTACCAAGGCAAGCAAGGCTTTCATGCTGGACTCCGTCGTCGACGGCGACAAAGACCGCCTCACGCGGGATATGGAAGAAAACCCAGGCATCGCCATCACGATCGGTAATAAGCTCACTGAAATTTTGGGGCTGACGAACACTGCAAATTTGAAGAAACTCTAAGGGAGAAGGTCGCGGAGATCGGAAGCAACGCGATAGAAGGCGGGCTTCTGGAAATCTATCGGTTCCTCCCTCCGCCTCTCTTAGAGAAATTTGACCCTGAAAAAATCGACGACTTTGACACGTTTCTTGAATACCTGGCGAAGGCCCGCTATATTCAAAAACTCGAGGAGGACATTATTACCCGGGCCCTCGCTGAGGCGTTTGAGGAATAAAAAAAGAGCCGATCATTTGAAGATCGGCTCACGCCCGGAAAGTTTTGCTTTGTAAAGCCTGGTCGCGTTTCTAACCGTTCGGAAAAACTTTTCGTTCTTTAGCTCGGGATGCTTCCCTCTTGTGTTTTGGCTACCCACCCACAACGCATAAGGGATAACGTAAATGCCAAGCGGAACAAAAACGACGACGGAGATAACCGCTCCGGCGCACAGGCCAAACAACAGCACATGCAGCACAGTCCATATAAAGGCCATTATCCGCGCCTCCTTATTTCCAGAATATCACAACGGGAGGTGAAAGGCAAGCATGAGTTTAGAGTCTGTATTCAAGCTGTCCCTCGTTATGAACATGGTCGACCACCTGACGGGGCCGATGGCAAGCGTCTCATCAAACGTCGGGGGCTCCGTTTCAAAGCTCGAGAACATGAATCAGACGCTCGGGAACATGACAAAGACGGGCGCGACAATGGCAGGAATCGGAGCTCAGATCACCGATGCGACCCTCGCTCCCGTTAAGGCCACTTTTGAAACGAAGCGGGCGCTGGGCGAGCTAAAATCCGTTGGCGTGCAAGACCTGAAAACGCTCGAGAAGGCATCAAAGGATTTTTCCGATACCTGGGCGGGAACAAGCAAGGCCGAGTTTATCGGAGCCGCATACGACATCAAGTCCGGCATTGCCTCGCTGAGCGACGAGGCGGTCGCCAAGTACACGGAAATAGCGGGCATTACCGCCAAAGGGACTAAGGCGTCCATCGGAGAGATGACGAGCCTGTTTGCAACGGGCTACGGAATCTACAAAGACTTTTATAAAAACATGGGCGACATCCCCTTTGGGGAGATGTTCGCCGCGGGCATAGCGCATACAGCCAACATTTATAAGACTGACGGCCCGCAAATGGCACAGGCAATCTCACGCCTGGGAGCCGCAGCGACCACCGCCAAAGTCCCAATGGAGGAACAGTTCGCAATTCTCGGGCAGCTACAGGCCACAATGTCCGGCAGCGAAGCGGGAACGAAATACAAAGCCTTTCTCCAATCGGCGGCGCAGGCCGGGCAGGAATTAGGGCTCAAGTTCACCGATACCAACAACCAGCTCCTCAGTATGCCGGAGATACTCGACAAGCTCCGGGGCAAATTCGGCGAAACAATGGACGCCGCCGAGAAGATGCAGCTTCAAAAAGCGTTCGGAACCGATGAAGCCGTCTCTCTGGTCGACCTCCTTTACAGCAAAACCGGAACCCTCCAGGACGGCATCCTCTCGATCTACGACGCGATGGGGTCGGGCATGAGCGAAGTCAAGGAAATGGCGAACGCGATCAACGAAACCGAGCCTGACAAATATCAAGTGCTGCAGCAGCGCCTCCATAACGTTTTGGAAACCATCGGGAACGGCCTCCTGCCTACCGTCAATCAGTTCCTCGGAAAGGGGGCAGAGGTACTTACAAACGTAAGCGGATGGATAGATAAGAACCAAGACCTTGTCCGGGCGATTATGCTTGTCGTCCTCGCAATCGGCGGGTTCCTCGCCGTTGGAGGGACGACGATCGCCGTCGTCGGCAGCGTAGGGCTCGTCTTCACTAAGACGGCGGGAATGATAAAGGGGTTCGTCGGAATTGTCAAGGGTATACCGTCAGCGCTCGACACAATCCATATTATGGCCCTTTACGCCGGAGACGGACTTTCAAAATTCGGAGGGTTCCTAAAGACGGGAGCCGGAGCTATAGGAGATTTTGCCGGAGGTATTGCAAAAGTAACTGGAAGCGGCCTGAGAACTTTCGGCGGTCTGCTGAAGACCGGCGCGGGTGCCGTCAAGGACTTCTCCGTGGGTCTCGTCAAGATGGCGGCGCAGGGAATCGCCTCGGCGGTTAGGGCACTGCCCGGACTAATTGCTTCCACCTGGAGTTTCACGGCGGCCCTCCTGGCAAACCCGATCACCTGGATCGTCATAGGAATTATGGCGCTTGTCGCGGCAATCATTCTCCTCTGGCGCAACTGGGACTCGGTAACAGCGTTCCTCAACACCGCGTGGAGCGCGGCTTGCAGCGGAGTTTCGGCGGGCTTACAATGGCTCTCAAACGGATTCCAAGCGTTCCTCGCCTTTTTCCGCAGCATAGGCACGGGCATAAAGGGCGGACTCGACAGTATCCGGCAATTCTTCCAAGGCATCATCGACTGGATAGGAGGCAAGATCGCGTGGTTTGGCGAGGCCGGGAAACGACTAATCAACACATTCGTCGGCGGCATTAAATCGGTCGCGATGGCACCGATCAACGCCGTAAAAGGCATATTCGGAAAAATTGGAAACCTGTTTCCTCACTCTGACGCGAAGGAAGGCCCCCTCTCCACCTTGACATTGTCAGGCCGTAAGACCATGACAACATACGCACAAGGTGTAAAGCTGGCAGAGGGTGCGCCTGCTGAGGCTATCGAGAAGGGGCTCGGCAGATCAAAGGCCGCGCTCACCCGCGAACCCGTCAAGAAGATCAAACTCGGCAGCAACAAAAAGCAGGAAGACGAGGACGAGGGCGAGAACAGCAACTCAGGAAAAGCAAAGAGCGTTATTATCAAAAAACTCCTTATGCAGGTTGACCTCAAGCAAATTAAGGACTTGCAGCTGCTCCTCAAACTCCTCGGCGAGATCGAGGACTACACCAACGGAAACGGCGACGAGGAAGACGACGACTCAGACGGTGACCTCACCGCCACGCCGGAACCGGCATAACGAAAGGAGGACGACCATGATATTCGTCGAAGATCAAACGATCAAGCTCAACGGAGTCGTCCTTCCCGGTCTCGTCAAAAGCATCGAGGTAAAAGAGTCGGCGGCGATTGACGAGCAGAGCGTCGAGGGCAGCGCATCAAAACCAAAACAGGCGACCGGCTATGAAGATGCCAAAGTCAACATTGAACTCATTATCGACGACACCCCGACGCAAACCAAGTACCAACGGCTCGCGGTCGTCCGCTCGATCTTCAGAAGGCCCGGGCAGAGCGTACCGCAACCCATCCCAATAGTCAGCGAAGACACGGCGGCGCACGGCGTCAGCAAGGTTTTATTCAAAGGCATCTCGCACAAGGCCGAAAGCAAAAGCGGGCAGCTCCCCGTTACCCTTGAGTTTTGGGAGTATGTTCCACAGACAATTAAGGCCACGAAAAAAAGCAGCAGTTCCAAAAAGGGCTCAGGAAACTCGTCGGGCGGAACGATTACCTCCTCGTACAGCACCTACCTTTCAAAGAATAGAGGCAAGTCTCCCGCCGTGGATAGTGCGAGCCCTTCAAAGGCTCTTAATCGCGTTTCAAAAATGCCTTACTAAAGGGAGGCGACAACATGGAAACGACGGAATTGTTTTACCCTCAGATCATAGCACGGGTGGGGCCGTATGCCTTCGACCAGGGAATCAAAATCGAGGCTCACTCTTCAAGAGACTCGTATTTTGACTGGGCAAAGATACGATTCACCGAGCAGTATCAGCCGGTCATCAGCCTCGCCCGCAAAGACCCGGCCTCGATCGAACTCGGATATAACGGCGTGTACGACGAAGCCTTTACGGGCTATGTATCCCGTCCTTACAATTCGGGGGACAGCGCCGACGAGATCACCCTCAAGGACGACATGCTTCTCCTTGAGGAGACCAAGATCAGCAACACTTTTTTAGACACGACTCCACAAGAGATGATCTCCTATTTTCTGGCTCAAGCTGGCGTCTCTGCAATGGAGCTCTCCCCCCAAGGGTACCCCGAGAAGAAAAGAGTGCCTATCCGGGAGATGTCAGCCATTCAGGCGATTAACGCCGTACATGCAGCATGGAACATCAAGCAGCAGTTTTTCTTCTCAGGAGGCGTGTTTTATTGGGGAATGAAACCAAAGCAGGAAAAAGTCTATACCTTCGAGTATGGAGTGAACGTTCTGAACCTCGACAGGGTCGGGGGAAAATGGGAACTCGAGACGATCTCCGCACCGTTCGTCAAGCACTCGCACGAAATCGTCGTCAACCACCCGAAGGTGAGCGGAACCTTTGAAGTTGAAAAGGTCGTGTTCATCACCAACGACGACGGGTTTATCCGCACTTATATCACTTTCTAAAGGAAAGGAGGCGGAAGCATGGGGACTCTCGAACAGTTTACGAAAAGCGTCATCGCGCGAGCAATCACAGAGGATTACCCATACCTCAAGCTGCCCGCCGTCATCTATGCAACCGTCACCGGGGCGACAGAGCTCCCCGACACCTATGAGGTCAAAGGACTTGAAATCACCAACGAAGACGGCGGGCAGACCTTTAAGGCTCAATATACGGCCCACTGGCGCGAATACACTCTCAAGGTACTCGACCGCTTTGGTAACGCTGACGATACCTTCCCGGAACTGCCGGGAGTGCGCTCGAGAGTACAGCTTGAAGCCGGGGCCACCGTCGCCGTCGCCCTCGCCTTCGGCGACGAGCCGGTCATACTCGGGGAGGTGGTCCTATGACTATGATGGGGCTTGACGATACTGACATCCGCCTCACCGACGAATGGCAGCTTACCCGAGCAGCAGACGGAGATGCTCCGCTGTGTTCCGATCTCGACTGCGTCTACCAAAACATTGCGCTGGAGGCGATTACACAACAGGGCGACCTATTCTACGACCCCGACTTCGGATGGAGCCTTTACGATTTTATCCAGAGCGAGGACGACGAACTCACCAGACTCGAGATAGAGCAGAGGGCTCGACTCGGTCTGCAAAAGCGGGAGGTTATACTGCCCGAGACGGTCAAGGTCAGCGTCAGCTACATCAATGATGCGTTCCGGCTTTATTGTTCCTGGCAGTTTACAGGCACGACGGAGCCCCGAGAGCTCGACGTCGTTATTGACGCGGTAAGCGTGGAGGTGATACACGATGATTGATAAGGCAGTGCTTGACGAGGTTCTCCCCGTCCCCAATCTCGAAGAACTGCGGGACAAAGAGATCAACGAGCTTGAGGCGGAAGGGTTCGTGATTACAGGATTTCATTCGGGCGGCGTATTCTACACATTGCTTATGATTATACTCCGCCTCAAGATCGAGTTCACCGAGCTTCTCCGCACGGTATTGAACAACATGTTCTTATCCCACGCAACGAAGGCATGGCTCGACATCAAGGCGGCGGACTATTCTCAGAAACGAAAAGCGGCGCAAAAGACTCGGGGACTCCTCACTCTCTCCCGGACGGAGCCGGGAGAGGCCGTCAAGATCGCGAAGGGACAGGTCTTCAAGACGGAGAAGGACATCAACGGTGAGGAGCTCCGCTTCTTTGCCCTGGAAGCGACGGTCTTGCAGAAGGGGGCCCTCTCGGTCGACGTCCCGATCGAGGCCGAAACCGAGGGATCGCGGTACAACGTCCCCGCCGGACAGATCACCCGGAGCCTCATCTACATCGCCGGAGTGGATACCATCAATAACGGCGAGAACTGGATAACCAGGGAAGGCAGCGATACCGAGGACGACGACAGCTTTCGCGCTCGGAGCCTCCGCTCCTGGTCGGAACGGGCGCAGCGGGCGACCGAGGACACCTTCATCAGCACGGCGGAGGCCGTCCCCGGGGTTCTGTTCGCTCAAGCAAATTGCAAGCACCCACGGGGGCAGGGCACGGTCGACGTCATCGTCACGGGCACGGCGGGCGAGGCCACGGAGGGACTCCTCGATGCAGTACGTCAAGCCGTGG